GGCATGGTGAAATCTGGTGGTTAAATAGTAATCACAACTTGCTTACAAGTAAGACTGGGTGGAAGCCTAAAGTGTCGTACGAAGAAGGTGTCGATAGGACAATTAGCCATTGGAAAACAATCATTACTTAACTGATCCACACGGTCTTTTTAAGCTACCGCAAACCTTACAAAATGATCCTAACACAACAATAGTTGTGGATGATACTTCTGAAGGGTTTCTTTATACATATTTTGAAAAGATTCACAAATTAAAATACCGCGGTAAAATATTATATCAGTCTGCAAATTTAAACGGTGCAGAAATTTACCATCAGTGGTGTAAGCAAAATGATTGTATAGCTAAAATGCAAGTGGTCTATAAAAATTCTCATTTTGAATCTATAAGATCTTTTTATAAACACAATGATATAAAGTTACATCGTAATTATAAAAGTAAATGGTTTTGCAATCTTAATAACAGACAGCACGAACATAGATGCGAGGCCTTGGCGTATCTTCATAATTTAAATCTAATCGATAAAGGAATTGTTAGTTTTAGAAGTTTAAAAAAAGACACACATACTAATTTTGTACAAAGGTGTAAAAACAGTCCTTTGTCAAAAGAAATTCTACAAGATACCGAAAAATTATTACCCTTGCATGTAGACCATGTAGAATCAACCAACCCAATGGATTATAGTAAACCTAATGATTTTAATCTAAAAATTTATTCAGCTTTGATTAATTTAACAAGTGAAACATTTTATGATGAACCAGGATTATTTTTAAGTGAAAAAACATGGAAGCCTATACTTGCAGGACAGATGTTTATAATTATTGGACAAAAGTATACTTTAAAAAGATTAAGAGACCTCGGCTTTGAAACATTTGGACATATACTTGACGAGTCATACGATAATATGGATAATGATAAAAGAATGTATGCAGCAATAGATCAATTAGATATATTATTAAAAAAGTATACACTAAAACAATTAAATAAATTTACTCACAAAATACGCAAACGTAATTTTGAATTAGCTATAGATTTAGTACAAGATGTATAGTGATAAGAAACATAATAGATGTACTGATCCGTTTGGCTTACCTTACCTAGCTTACGAAGATTGGAAAGGCGACGGAGAATATTATTTTATACGTTATTTTCGCGAGCGTAATAAATTTGAGTATATAGAAGAATTGCAAAGACCTAATGTATTTTTAATACTACATGATTTACTAGAAGGATATGCATACAGACGCTTTCCAAAAATTGACAGATTTGTTTGCGAAAATAATTTGCAACACAAAGTTATATTTGCAACATCTTTATATAATGCAGAAAACGAATATGAAAAATGGACAGATAATCCAAACTTCAAAACTGTTTACTATCCTGAGTGGTATCATAGAGTGTATGATAATTTAATAGATTATAATTTGCATAAAATAAAATATGATAGAGCAAATTATTTTTGTTGTTTGAACAACCGTCCACACCCGCATCGTTTACAAACTGTAACATATATGGATTATTTAGGATTATTGGACAGAGGCACTGTTACTTGTTTAGACAAGCAATACGAAACATATGAAGCAGTGCCTACTATGTATGATAGTATTGTAATGAGCTACAAAAACTTTACAGAAGAAACATTTGATATTATAAATGAACAAAAAGAAATTACCAAACACAAGTTGCCGTTGAATTTTGATACAGAAGATTTTTCAAGAGGCTCACGTCCACACGATTATAACAGATTAGTATATCAAGATAGTTTAATTAATGTAGTAACAGAAACACATTACGAACCCCATTGGAATGTCCATGAGCATATTTTCCTTAGCGAAAAAACTTGGAAGCCTATTGTTTGTAAACAAGCATTTATAATAGTAGGTCCAATGCATACACTAAAATATCTAAAGCAATTAGGATTTAAAACATTTGACCATATATGGGACGAAACATATGACGATTGTAATCAAGAAAAAAGACTTTACAAAGCAGTAGAATCGTTGTATAATACATTAAGTAAGTATAGCCTTGAAGAACTGCAACATGCAACATTAGATGTGCGCAAACACAACTTCGAGCATTTTAAAAGTATCAAAGAAAGTATGACATATGTTGGTAGACTTAGATGATGTAGCATTTTGGATGGATGCAATACGCAACAATGAAAATCACTATGGCGTACTTGAGAGCTTTTGGAAAGGGCAATTAAAAAGTAAGGTATGGTTGGTTGAGCATCTACATAATTCGCATTGGCGACAAGAAAATATTGTAATCTTCGGCGGCTGGAACGGAGTGTTGTCTAGTTTATTGTTTAATAGTAAATTAGAAATAAATGACATACGTAGTGTTGATATAGATCCAAGTTGCGAAGAAGTTGCTAACATGATTTGCAAGAGACAAGAGATAGACGGTAAGTTTAATGCTGTTACTTGTGATATGTGTACATACGAATACGAATATACGCCTGATTTAGTAATTAACACCAGTACTGAACATATTACACAAGAGCAATACAATACTTGGTTAGAGCGTGTACCCCAAGGAACTGCTATTGCAATACAAAACAATAATTATGTTGACATACCGGATCACATACGCTGTTATAACACAATAGAAGAATTTGAAAAAACTAGCGGACTAAGTAAAGTATATACTAGAGACACATTAGAATTGCCTTTGTATAATAGATTCTTGCTAATAGGACGTAAATGACAGATTTTGTAAATCTATTTAAACAACAACTTGCTGAACAAGCTACTCCGACGTTTTGTGCATTGCCTTGGATACACTTGGCAACAAGGCCCAACGGCGATATGCGACTGTGTTGTAGTGCCAATGCTAGTGGGGCCGGCACTGATCATACAGTTGGTATTGTAAAAACAGATGCAGGGCAGCATTTAAACTTTGCAAAAAGTTCTCCTATGGAAGCATGGAATAGTGAGTATATGCGTAGCGTAAGACGTACTATGATGGATGGCAAAATACCTGCTAGTTGTACAAAATGCTTTGAAGAAGAGTCAAAAGGTGTAGTAAGCAAACGTGTATGGGAAACTGGCACATGGATGGAACGTGGACTTGATATTCCCCAAATGCTCAACGATACCAAAGAAGACGGAAGATACAAAGATGAATTGCAATATCTAGACTTGCGTTTAGGCCATACTTGTAACATCAAGTGTGTTATGTGTAGCCCGCATGATAGCAGCAAATGGGTAAAAGATTGGAAAGTATTAGAGCCGCAGCTTGAAGATCCTGAAGTAAAACGTCAAATGCAATGGGACAAAGCGGAGTTTAACAACAAGTGGCACGAGCAAGAAATATTTTGGCACGACTTGTACAAGCAAATACCTAACCTGCGTGAAGTATACTTCGCCGGTGGTGAGCCACTAATGATTGCCGAACACAAAAAGTTTATTGAAGAAATTATACGACAAGGATACAACACACGTATACGTTTAAGATACAACACCAATGGCATTTTAGTTGATGAAGAATTAATTGAGTTATGGAAACATTTTGAACTTGTTAAAGTAGGTGTGAGTATGGATGCAGCTGGTCCACGCAATAACTATATACGTTTTCCTACAGATTGGAACACAGTAGAAACTAATTTGCATATGCTAGATAATACACCTGATAATATACGTCCTAGCATTGCTACTGCAATACAAATATTTAACATCAAACATCTTCCTGATTTTATACATTGGAAACTATCACAAAATTTCCGTAAAGTAAACACAGAAGAAATAAAAGGAGTTAAAGCAGGCGGCGGCTTAATCAATATGCACTTGTTGTATATTCCAACATTTATGAGTATACAAATATTGCCCGTAGAAGACAAACAACAAATACGAGAAACATTTAATAAGTTTAAAGGGTACTTGTATGACCATTACACCAAAGATACTGTGTTTTGGGAACAAAATCCTTATGGATGGCGCCGCTGGGAAGCAATATTAAATCATATGGATGCAGTAGACAATAGTCACTTGTTGCCTGGATTTAAAGAATATGTAAACAAACTTGATACAATAAGAGGAGTAAATGCTAAAGATGTATTTCCTGAATTAGCACATTTGTTATGATTAGTAGTATAAAAAATCTTGATAGTGATTTTATAGTTGAATTAGAACTTGGAAATGTATGTAACTTCAAATGTAGTTATTGCTTTCCAGGAGCAAACACAGGTGATAATCTTTGGCCAGATCCCGATATACTTGCCAATGCTTTATTAAAATATTTAAAAGCACACAGTAGAAAAACTAGATTGTATATTTTAGGTGGAGAAACTACACTTTGGAAACATTTGCCTCAGTTTTGTAATACGCTCAAAATGGCACATGATGTAACTATAAGCATAAGCACCAACGCCAGCAAAAGTTTGCGGTGGTGGAGTAACTATTGGCATTGTTTTGACGTTGTTCATATTAGCTTGCATCCTGAGGAAGCAGATATTAAGCACACAATCGAAGTTGCAGATTTATTATACGAAAAAGATGTTGAAACAAATATCGACATTTTGATGTCACCTGACAATTTTGAGGATTGTAAAAAATATGTTGAACAAGTAAAACAAAGTAAAAACAAATTTCCAATAATAGCAAAGACAGTTTTGATTGACGGTGCTCACAAATATAATAATGAGCAAATTGAATACATGAAAAATCCTCTAAAACGTATTCCTGATATGACCTGGTATAATCGTGTAAAGAGAAAAGCTAGAACAAGTATGTTAGTTGACGGCGAACTAATACATAATGACAATCATTTTGTTTTAAACGACTTAAATCATTTTAAAGGATGGATGTGTCATTTGGGTGTTGACATTGTAAAAATAGATCACAAAGGAAATGTTAAAGGAAATTGTGGACAACTTGTAAATCAAAATATATACACAGACAATCTTTTTACAATTGCACCTGTAATATGCGAACAAGATACTTGTTATTGTAGTGGAGAAATGTGTGCAACAAAATGGATACCAAATGGATTTTGATACGTTATTTCCAAAACAACAACAACCGTTTCAAGTAGCTTGGGAAAGCACACTAAAATGCAATCTTGATTGTGGCTATTGTGGCGACGGGCATGATAATAGAACAGAACATCCTAGTTTGGGAGAGTGTAATAACACTGTCGATTTTATATTTCGTTATGTTGACAAAAAGATGTTAGAACGTCCTAAGAGTGCTAGACAGGCTAATTTAAACATACAAGGCGGCGAAAGTCTGTTTCATCCGCACATTACAGATATACTAAAATGGATAAATCATAAGAAGAAAAATTACGATTGGTATATGGGCACTGCTTTTATCACTAACGCAGTTGTAGGAATGCGTCAATGGAAACGTATTAGCGAATATGTTGATTACTATACAATCAGCTACCATGCCGAAAGCACTACTAAGCAACAGCAACTAGTAAAAAATAATATATTATATTGCAATGATAACAATATTAACTTTACAGTGAATATAATGATGCATCCTAAGCTCTGGAATAATTGTATTAATATGATTGAATGGTGCAAAGATAACAATGTTCCGTATCATCTAAGACAAATAGATCATCATTGGCTTGATATGCGCTGGAATTATAGTGCAGAACAAACTGAATATCTATTAGGACGTAAAGTTTCTATAAAAGACAAACTTGCATATGCTGTTTTAAAAGGAATTAATTTAAGTGCTGAAGGACGAGAATGCTGTGGAGGCAATGCTTTGTGTGCAAGCGGATGCGAAACAAAACGTGTAAACAATCATTTCAAGAACTGGCATTGTAGCGTAGCAGATCATTTTTTATACATTAGACAAACAACAGGAGAAGTGTTTACTAACAAAGATTGTAGAATGAACTATAGTGGATCGGTTGGGCCTATTGGTAATTTATCTGATCCAGACGCTATAATCAATCAAGCACACAATAGAGGTATAACCTGTAAGAAAGCAAGTTGCTGGTGTGGTATATGTGCTCCAAAAGCAAAAACTAAAGACAAGTTTGATGCCATGATGGCAGATCTAAGTTCTCAAAATCGGTAAGTTGTAGATCTTTAATTAATCCTGTTTCTGCTACCCAAGATTGTATTCCTTCGGCTGCACGTTGATCAAATATTATAGTAGCATCGCCTAGCTCTTGTTGCAATAGTGTAATCAATTTATTTTCTTGCTGTACTCTATACTGTAAACTATACATCATAGCAGTGCCCTCGTAACAAAATATGTTACTCATATCGATTACTGTTCCTTGCGGATCGTGTTTTGATAACCATTTGACAAAACTTTCTGGATCGTTTATAGGATCACAATGAAAGCCACCACCGACGCTATCTAATGCTGTTTGGTTGTAATCGTAATACTTTACAAGTGCTGTTGGACTACGTAACTTAGCAGCATGTTTGTTAGCAGGTGTTACTAATTCGTATACAGGTGTGTTATATGGACGTGGATAACTATTAGCCTTGCCTGTTGCAGTATCGTGTACATGTGTGGTCAAACAATAATTGTATTTCTGGTATATATAACTGGTTGTTTCGCCTTTTGTGTATAGATAAAATTTATTTTCACGTACTTCGGCACTATAAGTTTCAATACGTTTGTGCTTGTTAAGAAACGCACTTACAAGATTCCATCCTGGCAGTTTGTGTTTATATTTTCCTTCAATCTTTCCAGGAGCGACCCAAGTTGGCAGATAGTCATCGTGTACATTATTATACGAACGCATTGGATTATTTTGCACATGACTTGAGAACGGTTGTTCGTTACCAAACTTTGGAGAACCTAAGTCAATGTAAGTTGTTAAGTTAATACTAAAGCATTGCGGATGAATTCCGTAATACGCATCGCCACCGTCAAGTATGTGTGCAATTAATTCATATTGCTTAGGATGATTTTCAAAAAATGCATTGCCATTTATAAATTCTGTGCCTGCACTTATTACAATAGCATAATCGTATATAGCACTTGCACGTTGCAATAGTTTATCTATGCTTGTATCTTCAAAAACATCATAACCTATTCCAGTAAGATTACTTATAGTGTAATCTGCACGATTGATTACAATTTGCTTGTCTACGGAATAGTTTTTAACATCGTTTACAATGCATACGCATGTTTTTGATGCACTAAACTTGGCTTTGTATTTTTGCATGTTGTTTCTCGTAGCTACTAACAATAAGTTCACAGAATTCTTTTCTTCTATTTCCAAGATAGCAATGTGCTATTAAATGAATTCTATCTTTACTGCTATTGTTTATCACGCTATGGTCATTAAAAATATTAACCATAAATGCACTATGCGATTTAAACGGAACACAGCCGTTGTCTTTTATAGTCATGTGACAATCTTCAGGATGCTCTATAGCAATATTAATTGGTAGAGGATAATCAAATAAACTATCAATGTTTATCATTGGACTGTAATCATTGTGAGGAGAAATCCAACCTCCTGCTGCTAATTTCATAAAACGTATTCTAGCATATCTTTCTGCCGGAAACACACAATCAAAAAACGTCTTAATTTTTTTAGTTTTGCAGCCAAGCTCAGTCCATTTGTAGTCTGGTTCTTGATCGTACCCGTAAGTTTGCCAAACGTTTGTTTTATCAGTATCAATTCCGTGTAACGCACAACTACTCCATCCAAAATGTGTACCGTTGTCTGAAAAAATATCTCTGTGTGCAACATAATAATCATCTGCAATTTTACATTCTTCAGACCAGTTTGGTAAATTAAAGTCGAGATTAATCCAATGATAACCGTGTCCTGACAATATCCATTTTACCTTATCTTCTAAACTATAATTGGGCAAAGGCTTTGGAGTAGGTTTAACGTCTTTGTAAGCGTTATAAAATTCTATTTGATCCATATAGTATTTATATCATTAACTGCGCATATAAATAGAAAGTGTTTAGTATTAATCAATTACAAAGTGTTCATATAGAAATTAGCAATCGGTGCCAAGCAAAATGTCCCATGTGTAGTAGGAATCACCACGGAGGTATAACAAACCCGTTGCTTAAAGAATCAGATTGGACTATACAACAATTTAAAAATATATTTACACCTGTAATAAAGCAACAAATTAAAAAGATTACATTCTGTGGTAACTTTGGCGATCCGTTGCTAAACTTTCATTTTGTAAAAATGTTAGACTACATAAAGGATGATAATATCTATGTAGATATACACACAAACGGTAGTTTACGATCTAAACAATTTTGGAAAGACCTGCCAAAGCATTTGCCTGCAGAACACAAAGTTGTGTTTGCTATAGATGGATTAGCTGATACCCATAGTAGATATCGTGTTGGTACTGATTATAAAAAAATTATGAATAATGCAAGAGCATTTATTAATGCAGGCGGCACAGCAGAATGGAGTATGATACGTTTTGCACATAATGCACATCAAATTGATGCTGCAAAAGAAGTTAGCAAGTATTACAAATTTAAATACTTTACTGTAAAAGACAGCAGCAGATTTGCATTGGAAAATAAGTTTGATGTTTTAAACAGTTACGGGCATGTAGTTGATACTTTAGAACCACATATTCCAGAACAGAGTATTGATGTAGATCAAATACCTACTTTAGTAGATCAAAGCATTATAGACTGTTGGGCAAAAAAGCAATTTGAAGTTTACATTGATGCACACTTAACACTTATGCCTTGCTGTTTTTTAGCAAGTATACCTTATAATTGGTATAACCGCAAAGACAAATTATACAATGCTAAAAAAACTGTAGAAGAACAGTACAAGAACTTAATAGATGAATTAGGTGATACTAGTTTATGCAAAAATAGTATTGAGGATGTAATTTCCAAAACAAGTTATCAAACAGTATGGACAAAATATTGGACTACACAAAAATTATATACCTGTGCAAGGACTTGCGGCAATATAGTTAAAACTCCTAGCCAACAATATTCTTAAACATCTCTAGTGTTTTTGCTTTAGGTACACACATGCCACATCCGCATCGTTGTTTTGGGCATTGAATAACTGTATCTTTGTTTTCGTAAGCATATGTAAGTATGCCTTCGGGATTGGACAATCGTCCAATTGGTCCAACACGTTCGGTAAATGTTGCTTGGCATGTTTGATGATGATATACCTTACCAGTGTGTTCGTCAATGTGTAGAAAATAGTTGTTTACATCGCAGTACCAGTCTTTGAAATTTGTATTCACTGCTTCTATTTTGTTCCAACACCCATTACAACTGCCCTGTATACTTCTAGCGCCGCAGCATCCTCTTGGTAGTTCATGCCCTCCGGCAACCTTTTCTGCCAAATCCAAAGGTAATCCTTTTTCTTTAAGATACCATTGTTGTTGCTCAGTTGTATATGCATGACTTGTTCTACGTTGACTACCATCAGTATCGGTAAACCAATCAGTAAACCCAACATTGCCGTCGCCTATCATTGTAGGTTTGCTATCAATACCAGCTGCTACAAGTCTTTCGTGCGCTTCAATGCATTCAGTCCAGTGATCTGTATGCATCATTACATTTGCAGTAACCCACATGCCTGCTTCTTTAATTAATTGTGCATTTTTTAACATACGTTCTTTACTAAAGTACGGACCTTCGGCATGATAACTTAGTGTAACTCCTACAAAGTTCTTTTTAATAAAGTTAATATGCTTTTCATGGAATGTACCGTTGGTTGTCATACCAACTTGAAAGTCTGTTTCCTTGTTTATTTTTTCAACAAGATCCCAAAAATCAGGATTAACAGTTGGCTCACCACCGGTAAAGCCAATATTTGCATTTGGCTGATTGTATAACGTTGTATAATCTTGAATAAATTTTAGTGTATGTTCTAAATTATGTTTTGGAGTAGGCGGACTTACTGTGTCGTGTCTTGTACTTTCGCAATACGTACAATCAAAGTTACAACGTCTTCCAATATCCCATGTTATCATCATAGGTTCTGGATTGGTTAATTTTATTGCGTTTACTTCCATTTCGTTATATTTACATCCGCTGCACAGGTACACCAATCTCTTGAACAAATTACTGCTACTTCAGGTTGCTCAAATGTGCCTTTGTAAATATTACCTAAACTGCCGCCTACTCTACACGTAGCACGATGCACGTCACCGTCCCAGTTAATCATTAAACTTTCAACTCCTGCTTTACATTGCCATCCTTTAAACATATTTAATTTGTTTTTAAGTAGATCGTTTGTATGTAATAATTCTTTGCTATCAACGAGTGTGTTTGCTTTTGCTGTAGTTTGCACACTTTTAATCCATTCAAGGTCGTCGAGGTTATAACGCATATCGTCAAACCAGTCGTGTCGTTCTGTCCAGCGTATCCGTCTAAGACTAAACGGAACATTGTGTTCAATTAAGATTCTAGTTGCAAATTTTACTTCATCCATATAATCATGATGCGCCATAACCATAACATGATAGTCTTTTGGGTGTTTGCCGCCACCTAATGTTCCTGCTAAAACTCTAATTGATTCAAGTCGATCAAACCAGTTGTTATCTTCAAAATGCAAACTTAGTACAAGATAATTTACATTTAAGTTTTGGTAATACTCTGGCTTTCTTGTAATATTTGTAGTTACGCTTAGCCAGTTTATTTTAGGTCTAGCATAATTTACTAGTTTTTCAAACTCTGGGTGTACGCATGGTTCGCCACCTGTAAAACTAATCCTTACATTTTCAATTTCTGCAAGTGTGTCGACAGTTTTATACAGTGTTGATAAATCTTTGTGACTACTAAAATTGTCGTGTATTTCCGCAGGACAGTATGTACAATCTAAATTGCAACGCTTGCCTAAGTTCCACTCAACTTTAACACTATCTCTATAGTGAGGCCATCTATTTTCTACACTAAACATACTTTTTCAAAAGGTCCTTGGTTACGACTATTGTCTAGTCTGTGATTAAATGCAAGTGTATCATTCCATTTATCGCTTAAATCTTGTGCCTCTAAAAAATTAATATTGTCTTGGATTTGTTGTATTGTCATTGGTAATAATTGCGGATGCTTAGACATGCATGTCCAGTGTTCTACTGTTGTTAGTAATTCTTTTAGTTGTTGAATTACTTTATATTTATATTCTGCTGGCATGCATTGCGCACTTAGTACATTTGGATAGTTTACTCTATGCGAATAAAATACAATGCCCATATTGTTTAGGAAATAATCGATAATTTTTGGCAATTGCATAACATTACCTACTTGTACTGTACATGCACCTACAACATAATCTACGTTTTTAAAACTTTGGAATACTTTTACATTTTCTTCTACTTCAGCAAAGTTACCATTTCCTCTAATGTAACTATAAACATCGTGCAATCCATCAATACTTACGTTTACGCTTACTTTCTTAAACTTGGGCCAGTAGTCGTGTATAGTTCTTCCGCCCTTTATACCCGTCACTGTGCCGTTTGTAGCGTACTTTATTTCAATGCTTTCTCCATAAGGTGCTAACATGTCTAATATTCGGTAATGCGTAGGATCCATCAACGGTTCGCCACCTGCAAATTCAACTCTACGAAAGTAAGGTAGCAGTTTTTCTAAGTTTGACCAAAAGTTTTGGTCTTTTTCAAAGATACCTATATAGGGGGCCTTAGTAAGCCCTAGTCCTCTTACAGCATCTACAAGATAATTTCCTTCATCTGCATAAAATTCTTCTACTTCTTCCCAATCTTTCCATTGTGTACTATCTAAAGGATTGCACATACGACATTTAAGATTACATAAGTTATTAATTTTAATTTCTATCGTCGGCAACTCAAAAGGCATTGTAAAATCGTCATTAAGAGTGTCTAGCGCATTTGGATATAGATTTATTCTACTTTCAGGAAAGCTATCACGTATATGGCGTTGACGTAAACTTTCAACACCTTGTGCTTCTAAGTTAAAACATGGAATACATTCAGCAGGTATCTCGTCATTAAGCACTTGTTGCCTAATTCTAAGCATCCTATCGTTATTCCACGCACTTTCTAAGCTCTCATTTTGTATCCAACCAATGGGCTGGCTACGACAGCATACTTTAATTGCACCATCTTCTCTAGTTGCTAGTCCTGTAAACGGATGCATACAAAATGTTTTACTTGAGTGCATTTTGAATACCCCATTCACGTTCTTTACACCAGAAACAGTTGCCACAAACTGGAATTTTCTCATATGGTGTATATGTAGTATAGTCGATACCTTCAAACTCACCTTCGCAACTACGTGTAATTTCTAATAGTTCGCCTATGTTGTTATCTACATATTGTTTTATAATCCAGTCTTTACGCACATTAGTAAAAGGATGGCATATAGATGCACCCATATGCTTCATTTCAATTGGCAACCGTGCAGTTTCTCTATCGTCGAGTTTACCATCAAACTTTTCAGTTGGATTTAGTGTAACACCGGCATACCATGCATCAAGTTTATACAAATGTCCAATGTATTCGTTGTGCGAACGTAGTATAACACGATTTCCAGACTTCATTGATCCGTATTCGTCTTTGATCAAGTACTCAGTTGGCTCTTCCATCTCTGGAGGTATAAATCCTTCAATGTGTTCTATACGATTATTAAATTTTTCTCGAAACCAACTAACAACATCTTTAGCAATCCATCGTTGCCACGGTCTAGTTTTCCACATACGTATTTGTGTTGTAAAATATATGTCAGCATTTGTATTACTCAAGACAAGATATGCTAGTAGAGCGCTATCAGCACCGCCACTTAGACTAATACCTATTCTTTTCCATTCTTGATCTAAAGGAATGTAAACATTATCGATCTTCATGTTGTATTATAACACACATTAATAGTGTGTCAAGTGTCCTATACCTATACGTTCTTTGAATTCTTGTGTAAACTTACAATCAATACGTAGTCCGTATTCTTGTTCCATACTAAATTCACCACCGTGCCAGTCTTGATCATTAAAAAAACAGGCATGCGAGTTTACATAATGCTTGCGCTTATGTTCTGGATCCCATATATAAAATCCACGCTTGGTGCTTGGACGTATGTGTATAAATTCTATGTTGTGATTAGTATAGTCTTGTGTATCGGCATCGAGATCTCTGTGTTCAAACGGCTTACTACTACTTGCACTAACAAAGAATATTACTCTGCCTACGTGTTCAACAATATTATCTTCTTTGAGTTTATCAACCCATTGCATAACGCTTGGAAAATATTTTGCCTCAGGCGTTTCTTGTCTTTCTTCCTTGCCGCGGTCTTTCATATTGGTACCTTCTTCACGCAATACATAATAAATGTATGGATCATGTGCGCCTAGTGTAGTTGACAAGTAACGTACAAATATGTTACGCTGTTTGTAATCACTAAAGTCTTTAGGAAATATTTTATCACCTTCGATACGTATAGGATCGTTGTCTTCTAATTGCTGATATTCTTCAAACGCTTTGTATACAGGCTTCCAGTTTGAAATATAGCTCATGTCATCAAAGTCAAACCCTGGTTTCATCCATGTGCCTTCTTTAGCATACTCACGTGCTTGTGCCATACCACTTGCAATTTCGGCATGTAGTGTTTGAAATCCACTAATATCTAAAAATGGATCTAAGTCAATGTAAGGTAAGTTTTCGAATCCTCGTATCATACTACTACTTATATCTTAAATACAGTATGATCACTAACACTGAATTTACAACAACTCCTGCTAAACTTTTAGAAGCAAACGCATTGTGCCAAGGCATGGATGGTAAGAACGTACTTAATAAGCCAACTGGAGATTTCTTTTACGATACTTGGAAAATATTACCAGAGTACGAAGGTACAGTATTTGAAGAATTACTTGCACCATTAGAAGACATTGGCGAAGCAAGAATTATAAAACAAGAATCTGGAACATGTTATTTTGCACACACAGATGTTGATGATCGTTATCATTTAAACATTAGCGGAGATTGTGCTTCCTTAATTGATCTAGATGCAAATAAGATGTATCCTTTAGAATCAGATGGCAAATATTATTCGATGTATGCCGGTAAAAGTCATAGTGCTGCAAACTTTGGACAATATCCAAGATATCAATTGGTAGTAAGAAAATTATTAACACGAGCGCAATGGGTGTACAAAGATATCTCAATACATCCTGGAGGAGAAAACCCTCGTTTTATGTTTGATAAATTTATTAGTCCGATATTAAACGAAATGAATTTTCGTAATGTAATGAACAATTTTGAAGTATTAGAAACAGGTGTAAGACTTACAACAAATCAGCACTGGGCAAAATCAATTAAAGACGTTTTGCCTGTTGGATTTAAGATAGTTGAGCACTAATTGTTTTTGTTCAGCGGAACTATTGTTTCCGTATTTGTCTAAATTGCAACCCCACCCGATTGCCAAATGAGCCCACATATAATCAGGAAACAATGTTTTCCAGTGTGAACTTTTCATAAGTGTATTTTTCTTATATTTTTCGTATACTAGTTCTTCGTGATTATTTTTTATGCCTAAGTCACGCATATCTTTCCAAAATTTACTATTTCCTTTTTTACAAAGTGTATAATGAGCAAGAATAAAAAATGCTGCATCATCAAAACATTGTGGAATAATGTTGTCAAACAAATTATTATTTTGAAAGTTTATTGTGTCTATTGCTCTGTAAATTGTAGCAAGTGTTAGATACAATGCATTAGCTTCCATAGGTTCGATAAATCCTGCTGCTAATCCTATTGCAAAAACATTACCCGACCTAGGATTTTTCATTCTAGCAGGTTTCCATTTTAAAACTCTTGGCTCTAGTAAATTGTCTTTCTCATTTTGTAGTAAATAATTTTTTACTTCTTCGTCTGTAAAATATTCATCACTAAATGTAATTCCTGTTCCAGTTCTGTGTTGTAACGCAATTTTAAATTGCCATCCAAACTCATTGCGTATTGTTCTTGTAAAAACTTTTTCATTTTTGTTTTTAATGGGCATAACTATAGTGGTATTGGGTTTATTATCTTTATACAACACAAGTTCGTCCGAAACATTGTTTATTAATAATCTTGAAAATCCTGTACAATCTAACCAGTAATCGCTTTCTATTTCTACGCCATCGACTATAACACTTTTAATACCATTACTGCTACATGTAACGTTTGAAACTTTACCTTCAATAAAATTTACACCTAATGGTACTGATATATTACTGATTACCCAGTTTGCCATTTCGTTAGCATCTATATGATGAGATACTGCATATGGTTGCTTTGTCAATTTTGGTATTTGATTTTGCAAAACTGAGTCATACAAATCATAATAAGTTTCTTGGAAACTGTTTACGTCCTTATCTTTATATAAATCAATGCAAACATCTAAGTAGTTGGGTTTTTTGCAATCTAAATATGTATTTAAATCGTAATCATATAACCTATCTATTGATTTATTAAATGTAAAGCCAAAATGCTGATCTTCATCAGCCCAATTTTCAAAACAGTTTGTTAATTTTGTTGTGCAATTTACATCTGCTATCCATTTTGATTGATCAACGCCAAAATGTTCTAAAAACGCCCATATATGCGGAGTAACACTTTCTCCTACTCCTATTGTAGGAATATTTTTGCTATAAATTTGTGTTACTTCTGCATCGGGGAAGTTTTTCTTAGCCCATGCACCGGCAAATGCTCCAGCAGTTCCAGCGCCTACTACTGTAATTTTCACAGAACCTGTGTCCTTACAACTTTACGTAAGTTATCGTCAATTTCGATATGCGGTACTTGTTTAATTCTAAGTCGTTGAATATAAGAAAACTGTTCTTTAATTTTATCTATATTAGATAATTCTCCAGTGTAATGCAATACAATTCTATCATTCACTTCTTGGCAAATAGCAGCTTCGGCTCCATTTTGGATTGCTTCTTTTTCTAGTACTTCTGGATAAATCCGTGTACCGCATTCGCCTAGCTTTAGCATATTCCATTTGCGTCCCTTGAATACAAATTTTTGTGCATCGCCTTCTACCATGTCTCCACTAAGCCACCAATCTTTTTGAGAACTCCATTTACAACAGATTTGGTTGTCTTCGATTTTAAAATCAACACCAGGAGTGACACTATCTAAGCCGTATGTGTTCGCTTCTTCACTCAAAAGTGTAACAGGCGGCACTTCGGTGCATCCATATGCATTGTAAACTTTCTGAGCGCCGTGTTCACGTAGTTCTTCTAACATTCCGTCTGGTGTAAATTCAACTGCTGTCATTAAACTATCTAAACTACTCATGTCTAGCTCTTTCCAACGTGGGTGTTTATGCAATGTTCTCCAAATAACAGGTAATATGAGAGAGTGGGTAGGACGTATTTCGTGTACTCGATCAATATAACTTAGTCCTGTAAAGTTTTCAATATGTAGTTCGCATCCTAACTTTGCTGCAATCCAAGTACTAACAGGATAAAATGCAATACCTCTAGGTGAGTAATAACTCATTAGTCTGCTATTCTTGTCTAAATTAAACAGCTTGATATTTGCATCAACAACTTGTTCAATTACTTCTCTAGTATGACTAATTTGTTTTGGATAACCTGTTGTGCCGCTAGTTGAAAGATTTAAAAATCCACTGCCTTTATGTCCCCAACTTAGTGTACAGTTTTCTCCATACCATGCAGATAATGTATTATAAACATTAGGCATCCAGTCCATACTGTCACTAAAAAAGTCTTTATTTTTATGTCCACGTGTTGAGTGCATAAATGCATCATCTAATTTATTTCCGTTAATAAAAAGTTTCATTTTACATTCCTTCTAATACAAATTCCGCCTCGGGCCAAACGTGTGTTCTAAGATCGTTAATCCATTTTTGTGTGTTAATTTTCCAAAAAGTTTGGAAATTATTTCTGTAATCTAATTCAACTGGATCGATTAAATATCCAAGTCGATGCATTACTTTTGTCCATATCCGGTGTACTTTAATCTGTGTACCAGTTTCGTTTTCGTTTGTACTAACATACATTGGTGTATTGATTCCGCAATATTTAATACATGCTGGAAATAGTAATTGTGTTGTATAATGACTAAACGGATTGCTACTGTAGTTTTGCATACCAAACTTACGGACACCTCCAATTAAATCAGGAAATAAACAAGTACGAGCGCCTACACGGTATGCATTATCTCCTAATATGTTTAGTTCCTCGAGACTATGTAAACATACACTTCCTACTATAGTCTTATCCCAGTATAGAAGATATGTTTTATAATCATCTAAATGTTTCATATTATCGTGTAACACTTCTTGATTACAGTTGTTGTAGTAGCCTCTTTCTTTGGCAGTCTTATAAAAACTTGTTAAGTCGAGATCTTCTGAAAACTCCTTAATACTAAACATATATTTCTTTAGCCCTTTCAATAAAGCTATCTGGGTAGTTTGATCTAAAACTTTCTAAACAAATTTGTGCATACGTACTCCAAGGTGCGCTATCTGTTACTTTTATATTCTTAGCATCTAAATATTTTAGTAGTTTATCTTTTCTCTCGTCGCTTATATGATCTAAAACTTCAGTAATTGCTACATGTTGTTCGTCATCGTTATAGCAGAAAAAATGATTAATATTTTTTAGTTTACCGTCTACAACAAAAAAGCTACTTGGATGTAAGCTATATTTCCATATACCTGCACGTCTGTAATTTTTTAGGATACTAATCATTTGGTCTTGCCAGTTAGGCAAAACATTATTATAGTTTTCTTGATTACAGTTTGCTAGTTGCCAAAAATCATCTCCTTTGATATTAAAAATAATCTCTCTAGTATCAACGTCAATGCTTTGTATTTCTAAAACATGTTCAGGAAAAGATTCAAGCATTTGTTTAGTAAACTTTATTTCTCTTTGCCATCTTGTCTCGAGTGCATCTTCAGATAAACATTTGTTCATATGATACATTTGATCATACGTATAGTGTACACTAAAAAGTTTGTTTTGTCTATCTATTTTACTAGTGTATACTAAATTATTTCTACATAAACCAACACCCGGCACATGATTATAATAGTATTCAAACATTAGCTATACAACGGAATAAATTTTGTCTCGCCATTTACTGTTGCTTGTAACCAACTGTCTGGTGTACTTGTATTACTTGGAGTCACACCTGTTTCACCTGATACCTTAAATTCATTAAGTGTAGTAGTTAGTTTACCTTCGCTGTCAAGAATCATATAATTTACACTATAATCTTGTGCTTGTGTTTGAAAAACAAGTTCGCCTGGTGCTCCTCTTTGATCTCCAGCTGTTGTACTAAAGGTTGCTCCATCAGGAATTTTTCCATATATATTTGCAACAATAGCGTATTGTTCGCCGTCGCTTGTATCACTGTTTGTACTATCTTCGTAGTCCGGATCAACTGCAATTGCTGCTGCCCAGCCAATTGAAGGTAGTTTATGTCCTGCTTCAACTGCTTCCGGAGCAAGCCAAGTACCGCCAACTGCTTCTAGTCTTACCCCTTGTTGAACCCAGTCAGGAAAATTAGGAGTAACTGATCTAAAAAACTGACCTGTAAAAGCCGGCATACTATATGCGCTTTCAACTGTAATTTGAATGCCGTCAGCTTTAATCTGCACACTATCCATATCAATATCAGTTGTAATAACATTGTCTACATATAGAGTACGTGTTGAAAGTGTGTTAGCAACTGGATCAAATACTTCCAATCCGTTGTTGTCAAACAAATATCCAGTTAAACTTACATTTGACCAATGCTTTGTTTCTGAATCAAATAGTGTTCCGTCGGTGTGTGTAATATTACCAGTAAAGGTTCCATCTAAGTGACCAAACAGTTCTGTTGCTATTATTCTATTCGAACTCCACGTATCAGAACTAGCGTCATACGCATAAGTCTGATCGTTATTAAGTATATTGCCAGTAAAGTTACCGTATACATTTGCTGTAATAGGTGTTTCAAATTCACTTGTATTTGCGTTAAAAATAGTATCTTGTGTAATTGGATTAACAATATCACCAGCAAGCAAAGTAGCTACCATATTGTCTACTGTACCATGAAATACACCGGCACTATGATCTAATAGTACAGATCCGTCAGCTCTGAGGATATTGGCTTTTACTGTTGGCATAGCCGTATTGTTTGATAATATTGTATTTCCTGTGTCATCAGTAATATTGCCAACAAAACTTCCGTAAAATCTTTCACTGTCGTTATTGTATAATATATCTCCGGTTGTTCTTCCAATGATATTACCAACCAAGTCACCACGGTATTGTCCGTTGGTTTGGTCGATAAGTAAACTACCATCTGACATGCTACGTATACTACCACTAAACACTCCATGAAACGTTCCGTTGTCGTGGTCAAGAAGTACAGTACCTGACGGATCAATTATATCGCCTTGTAAACTTGCATTTTTAAATAATCGATCAGCTGTATTAAATACTTGAGCACCATTAGCTGAATATATATTTCCGCTTAATGATGCATGTAATACAGGTTCATCTGCATCCATAGCAAGTATAATATTGTCTTGACTATCTATAAGATCGCCGTGGAAGTTGCCGTTGAACGTTCGTGTTTCTAAATCAAATCCTACATATCCGGTAGATCCGATAATATTTGCTTGGAGAGGCACATTAACTGATTGACTGTCAATAATAGTATCGCCAAATGTATCTACCATTGAACCGCGAAGGTTTCCTGAAAACTGTCTAGTATCAGGATCGTATGCAATATTATTTGTACTATCAAAAACTGATCCAACTAACGATCCGTAAAATTTAGCTGCTTCGGTGTCGACAACAATTGTGTCAGTGCTGTTTGAAAGGTTTGCACTAATTCTTCCTGTATTGCTATCTACAATAATTGAGCTATCTGCTCCAACAATATCGATTCTATATTGTCCGCCTTCGTATAATTCCATGACACTTTCTCCTATACATTATTTATAGGTTTTTTTAGACTTGACATACCGTTTAGAATCATATATAATGTAATTATGTTTGATATTGTATTTGTAGGAACCAACGAAGAACAGTTTAACAAACTCAAGCAAAAAGTCTTTATTGCAAAAAAAGCCAATAGTGTTGAAAAAGCACAGCAAATTAGCCTAACTAAATTTCTTTGGATTGTTTATGATGATTTAGAAATTGCAAATGACTTTGAGTTTGATTACACTCCTGACGACTGGAGTCAAGATGTTGCACATGTTTTTTTAAATGGCAAAGACTACGATGGTATATCTCTTATACCCAAGCATATAAAATTTAATGTAAAAGAAACACAGCATAGATTTTATGTACAAAGTAAAAAAGTTGAAGTACTAGCAAGTAATCCTGTTGCATATGATCATTTCTATGTAGATACATACGAAGAATATTTACATGCAATGCAAACATCAAAAACAGAAATGTTTTGGGTAGATAGTCGTAATATTAAATCTACATTACCAGACATTTATTTTACACACCACGACACATACAATCGAAAGGAAAATCATGCATTTATACATGATGTTGATGAGCGGAGAATATACAACGGCTTATTTTTATGTTCAAGACAAAAACCCGTTACAGAAAAAGAAATAAATTTTAGACATTTGGTAAGTCGTAAAGAATGGGATATAGTTGGTTCAACTTCAACTAATTATGATGTTTTTGAAATAGATACATACGACGAATATCAATTTGCATTACAAAACACACAAACAGAAATGTTTTGGGCAGTCAGTAGAAACTTATCTTTTGAATTACCTAACATTTACTTTACACACGATAATCAGTTTGATAGAAAAACCAATCATGTGTTCTTGCATTGCGATTCTAAGTACAACGGTGTATTTCTTTTTTCAAAACACACTCCGGTTACTGAACGTGAAATAACACATAGACATATTGTAGATCGTAAAGAATGGGATATAAATGCAAGTGGACCAATTGTTTATGACCTGTTTGAAATAGATACATACGATGACTATTTGTATGCACTTGAAAATAGTAAAACAGAAATGTTTTGGATGAGTAGTGCAAATATTAGTGTTAATCTTCCTGATATATATTTTACACATGACAATGCGTATGACAGAATGACTAACCATTCTTTCTTACACGTTAACAATAAACGCAATGGTTTGTTTTTGTTGTCAAAGCACAAGCAAGTAACCAAGCGAGAAATAGAGCATCGGCATATAGTTGGCTGTAAAGAATGGGATATAGTTGGTAGTGGACCAATTGAGTATGCAAAATATTATCCTACAGTGTATGAAGACTACCTTGACGCACTACAAAATTCACCCACTGAAATGTTTTGGATTATTCCTCCTTATGTAAATCCAACAGATCGTTTTACATTTAACACTTACTTTACACACGATCAAACATATGACAGAAAAATTAACCATGCATATCTTAATGGAAAGTATCATGACGGTATAGTATTGTGTAGTAAGCATGGCAAGTTTAGTAGACGTGAATTTGATTACAAGTTCATTGCTAACAAAAAAGAAGTAGATATTGTAATCAGTACGCCTAAGCCATACGACATAGTGTTTATTAGTTATCAAGAACCGAACGCAGACGAAAACTATGAGCGTATACTTGAACGCTTCCCCCAATGTAAACGTGTGCATGGAGTAAAAGGTATTCACCAAGCACACATTGCTGGTGCAAAATTATGCAATACAGAATTATTTTGGATTATCGATGGCGATGCAACTATTGTCGATGACTTTAACTTTGATTATCAAGTTGCACGTTGGGATAAAGAAATGGTTCACGTATGGCGTAGTCAAAATCCAATCAATGACATGGTATATGGATATGGCGGCGTAAAGCTCTTTCCAACTGACTTGACTATCAATATGGATACTAGTAAACCAGACATGACAACCAGTATTAGTACTAAGTTCAAAGCAGTGCATGACATAAGCAATATTACTGCATTTAATACAGATGCATTTAATAGTTTTAAAAGTGCATTTAGAGAATGTACAAAACTTAGTAGTAAAGTAATTGATAGGCAAAAGAATGAAGAAACAGAAGACCGTTTACGTATCTGGACGACAGTGGGGAAAGAGCGTCCTTTTGGTGAGTATGCTATTAGAGGCGCAAGAGAAGGCGCAGCATACGGAGCAGCTAATCAAGGCAACACCGAAGCTCTCAAAAAGATAAACGACTTTGATTGGTTAAAGGAGCAATTTGATGGAAACATTTGAA